GACCCGCACGCCGCAGGAACGCTTCGCCGCGCGCATGGTCATGCTGAACGACCTGGTCGAAAAGGGCGCGATCCTCCAGGACACCTATGGCCGCGCGGTGGCGCTCGCCCAGGCCGACCTGGCCGAGGCGACCGAGACCACCGACCAGCTGACCAAGGCGGTCGGCGAGCTGGCGGCCGACGCGCTGCAGGGCCAGATCCGCAGCTGGAAGGACCTGGCCAACGTGGCGCTGAACGCGCTCGGCGCGATCCTGCGCAAGCAGATCGAGGTCAACGCGGCAGCCGGCGGCGAAAACGGCACCGGCGGCAGCCTGCTGCGCCAGATCGCGAGCGGCGTGCTCAGCCTGTTCGGCGGCGGCGGCCAGTTCGAGGGCGGCTCCGGACCGGCGCCGGGCAGCTTCCGGGCGGCGCAGACGATACCGGCGCGACAGTTCGGCGGGCCGGTGTTCGGCGGCCAGCCAACCCTGGTCGGCGAGGGCGGCCCGGAGATCTTCGTGCCGCCTGGTATAGGCCGCATCGAACCGATCGCAGTCGGTCCGTCCAACGTGTTCCAGGTGGACATGCGCGGCGCGTCGGTCGAGGCGGTCGCGCGGCTCGAGCGGCTCGTGGCCCAGGTCAACGGCTCGATCGAGAACCGGGCGGTCGCGGCGGTCGACGACCGGGCCCGGCGCGGCGGCCGCTTCACCAAGAGCCTGCGCGGATGATCGTCTACCCCATCACCCTGCCGGACGAGAGCTTTCAATCGCTCCAGGTGATCCCCGAGAACATCGTCGGCGTGGCCACCTCGCCCTGGACCGGCCAGGAGCAGGTGTTCCAGCACCAGGGCCAGCTCTGGCGCCTCGAGGCGGCCTATCCCTCCATGCAGGGCCGTGCTGCGGAACCGATCATCACCGCCCTGGCCTCGCTGCAGGGCCGCTTCGGCAGCTTCCTGCTTGGCGACACGGGCGCGCGGGTGCCGAGGGGCACACCCGCGGGCGCGCCGGTGGTCGACGGCGCCGCCCAGACCGGCAACGAGCTCGCCACCAGGGGCTGGACCGCGTCCGCGCCCGGCGTGCTCTTGGCCGGCGACTATCTCCAGGTCGGCAGCGGGGCCACCCAGCGGCTCCACAAGGTCCTGGTCGACGCCGACGCCGACGCCGGCGGGCTGGCCTCGATCGACATCTGGCCCCGTCTGCGGGAAAGCCCGGCCGACGGCGCCGCCGTGGTCACCAGCGACTGCAAGGGCGTGTTCCGCCTCGCCGACGACAGCCCGCCCTGGCAGCAACGCCCGGGCGGCTTCTACGACGTCGCGATCAGCGCCCGCGAGGCGATATGAGATCCGGCCTCACGGCGCCGGTGCTGGCGGAAATCGGCAAGCGCCTGGTCAAGGTGGCGCTCCTGGTCGAGCTCGAGTTCGACACGGCGACGGCGCGCTTCTGGTCGGGCGTCGGCGATCTGGTGTGGATGGGCGAAACCTTCACCGGGGCCGGGCGGCTCGGGCGCGGCGGGCCGATCGGCGAGACCACGGAAATCCGCGCGGTCGGGCGGACCCTGGGACTGAGCGGGATCGACGCGGCGACCGTCGCCCTGGCCGCCCAGGCGCAGTACCAGAACCGGCCGGCGCGGACCTGGCTCGCCTTCTTCGACGACGCCGGCGCGATCATCCCGGATCCGCTGCTGCTGACCTCGGACCGGATGGACAACATGGTGACGACCGACCAGGGCGCCACGGCGACGCTGGACCTCACGGTCGAGAGCAAGCTCGTCGACCTGCTGAGCGGCTCGGAGCGCCGGATCACGGCCGAGGACCAGAAGATCGACTATCCCGACGACGAGGCCTTCCAGTACGTCGCCGGGCTCGAGAACAAGGAGGTCTTCTGGGGCGTCGGCGGCGGCTTCAGGCTGTTCGGCCCGGTCGGTCCGCCGCCGACTCTGAGCGAAGGCCGCAGCTAGTGCGGCCGGCGCGTCGGCGGGAGGACTGGCCCCGCCTGATGAACCAGGCTATCGAGGCCGCGCGCCACCGGCCGCTGGACTGGGGCCGGCACGACTGCTGCCTGTTCGCCGCCGACGTCATCGCCGCGATGACCGGCCGCGACACCGCGGCGAAACTGCGCGGCCGCTACCGCGACGTCAAGGGCGCGCGGCGCCTGATCAAGGCGCGGGGCGGGTCCCTGGAAAGCCTGGCGGCCGGCATGGCCAAGCGCAACGGCTGGCCGGAAATCGATCCCAAGGCCGCCGGACGGGGCGACCTGGTGGTGCTGCGGCCGGCGATCCCGATTCTGCCGGCCTGGCCCGAGCTGCTCGGCATCTGCATCGGGTCGCTGGCCGCCGCGCCCGGCAACCTCGGACTGAGCTTCGTGGAGCTCGCGCGCGCCACCCGGGCCTGGAAGGTCTGAATGCCGGCCGCCATCCCCTTCGTCGCGCAGCTCGTCGTGAGCTTCATCATCACCCGCGCGATCAGCGCGCTGGCGAAGAAGCCGAAGCGGATCGAATCGCCCGGCCTGACCCGCACGATCAACCAGGCGGCCTCGCCGCGCCATGTCGTCTACGGCGAGCGACTGATGGGCGGCGTGGTGTTCTTCATGCACACCACCTTCAGCCCGCAGCCGGAGCCCGGCGAGGGCGAGTCGGTCGGCGTGATCCGGAACCACTACCTGCACATGGCGGTCGACTTCGCCGGGCACGAGATCGACGGCTTCGTCAAGACCTTCCTCAACGACGAGGCGGTGCCGCTCGCCCCCTTCGGCGGCGCCGACGACTTCCTGATCGCCGCCGGCGGCCGCTATTCGGAATTCCTGTCCGGGAGCAGCTTCCACCCGCTGCCGTTCGACGAGCGCCAGACCTTCGCCTGCCGCAAGCTGCTCGGCGGGCCCGACCAGGTCGCGGACCCGCGGATGCTGGCGATCCAGGCGGAGCTGGATCCGGACTTCCCGGGAACGCTCTGGACCGCGGAGCACCGGGCCCGGGAGCACGCCTACGTCTACTACCGCTTCGGCTGGAACCAGACGGTCTATCCCAACGGCATCCCGAATCCGACCGAGGTGATCCGCGGCAGGAAGCTGTTCGACCCGAGGATCGGCGCGACCCTGTGGAGCAACAACCCGGCGCTGGTGATCCGCGACTTCCTGCTCGACGCCAAGTACGGCTTCGGCGCGGCGGCCGGCGAGATCGACGACGCCGAGGTGATCGCGGCGGCCAACGTCTGCGACGAGCAGGTGGCGGTCGCGAGCCGCTCGGTCCAGGTGACCGCGGACGTCGCCGGCGACAGCCTCACGGGCGCGGATCCCGACAGCCGCTTCCGCCTCTACCGCGGCATGGTCGCGCGGATCAGCTCGAGCGGCACCCCGCCGGCGCCGCTGCTCGCCGCCACCGACTACTACGTGATCCGCGACGGCCTGTCGCGCTGGCAACTGGCCGTCGATCTGGCCGACGCCCGGGCCGGCGCGGCGATCGCCTTGACCGACGCCGGGACCGGCGACCATACCCTCACAGCGGTCTCGGAGCTGCGCTATACCTGCGACGGCGAATACGACACGGCGACCGAGCGGGAAGGCGTGCTGCGCGGCTTCGTCGGATCCATGGCCGGCCGGGTGGTCAACTCGGGCGGCCAGTGGCGCATCTTCGCCGGCGCGTGGCGGGCGCCGACGGCGCCGACGCTCGACGAGTCGGACCTCGCCGGGCCGATCACCATCCAGTGGCGCCACAAGCGGCGCGACCTGTTCAACGCGGTTAAGGGCACATATGTGGGCCCCGACGCCGACTGGACCGAAGACGACTTCCCGGTGGTCACCAACGCGCTCTACCAGGCACAGGACAACGGCGAGCGCCGCTGGGGCGACATCGAGCTGCCCTTCACCCAGTCGCCCTCGACCGCGCAGCGCATCGCCAAGATCGAGCTGGAGACCAACCGGCAGCAGATCACCTTCCAGGCCCGCTTCAAGCTGACCGCCCTGCAGCTGGTCGCCGGCGACACGGTGCCGATCGACAACGCCAAGTACGGCTGGAGCGGCAAGCTGTTCGAGGTCGAGAACTGGAGCTTCGCGGAGCAGGACGGCGCCGGCGGGGGCCCGGCCCTGGTGATCGACGCGGTGCTGCGCGAGACCGCGGCGGCGGTCTACGACTGGAACAGCGGCGAGGAGACGGCCCGGGACCTGGCGCCGGACTCGAGCGTGCCCAGCGCGCTCGACCCGGACCCGCCGGGCGCGCCGATCGTGGTCGAGCAGCTCTATCAGGGCCGCGACGGCGGCGGCGTGAAGGTCAAGGCGGCGGTCAGCTGGGCGGCCGCGGCCGACGCCTTCGCCAAGCGCTACGAGCTCGACTTCAAGCTCGCGGCCGCGTCCGACTGGCTGCCCGGCGGCCGGGTCACCGCGGACCAGCTGGCGGTCGACGTGCTCGACCTGGACCCGGGCATCTACGACTTCCGGGTGCGCATGATCAACAGCCTCGAGGTGGCGAGCGCCTACGCCCAGACCCCCGGCTTCGAGATCTTCGGCCTGCCGGCGCCGCCGGCGACCCCGACCGGGGTGACGATCAGCGCGGTGTCCCAGCTCGCCCTGATCCGCTGGGATCTGCACCCGGACCTGGACGTGCGGGTCGGCGGCAAGATCGTGTTCCGCCACACGCCGCTGGCGACCGGGGCCCAGTGGGAGCAGTCGGTGTCGATCGGCGATCCCTTCCAGGGCAACGAGACGATCGCCGTGTTGCCCCTGAAGGCCGGCAGCTACCTGATGAAGGCGATCGACGGCTCGGGCACGCCGAGCCTGGGATTCGCGACCGTGACCACGGCCGGCGCCTCGATCCTCGCGGTCGCCCAGGTCGGCCAGCTGGTCGAGCAGCCGGCCTTCGCCGGCAGCCACGGCAACACGGTCGGGGTCGCCGGCAAGCTCAAGCTCGACGGCGTCGGCCAGTTCGACGCGATCGCCGACTTCGACCTGGTGCCGGACCTGGACGACTTCGGCGGCACCTTCACCAGCGGCACCTACGGCTTCTCGGCCGTGCTCGACCTGCGCGCCGGCAACACCGTGCGGCTCGAGTCCATGATCGACGTGGTGGTCTTCAACAAGACCGACCTGTGGGACGACCGCACGGCGCTCATGGACAGCTGGGAGGACGTCGACGGCAACCAGGCGGGGATCACCGGCGATGCCGTGGTGTTCGTCTCGCGGACCGCCGACGACCCGGCCGGCTCGCCGGTCTGGGGCCCGTGGGAGCGCCTGGACGTCGCCGAGTTCGAAGCCGGCGCCTTCCGTTTCGAGGCCCGGCTCGCGGTCGACGACCCGGCCTACAACATCGAGATATCGACCCTGGAGATCACCGCATCGGAGGCGGCCTGACATGCCGACGCTCGCACGACTCGACAAGAACCAAGTCCTCGTGGGCTTCACGGAAGCCGGCCCGAAGACCTGGAAGACAAGGGGTTACCAGGTCGCGGTGCCGGACGGCTGCGATCTCGAGCCCGGCCGCTACCGCTGGGACGGCGCGACCTTCGTCGCCCTGCCGCCGGCCGGCGGCCAGGACGCGCTCGAGGAGCCGGACGCCGTTCGCGCCATAGCGCTCGGCTTCGCGAAGATCTCGGAGACCGTGGAGCTGCCACAGGAGACGCTCGACTGGCTTGATCACTACGACACCAGCATCGAGGGCCGCATGCCGGGTGGGAAAAGGCGGCCGACATGAGCCAGAACGATTTCGTCGTCGCCAACGGCAGCGGGGCGACGGTCCGCGCCGACATCAACTCGGCCCTGCAGGCGCTGGCCTCCTCGTCGTCCGGCGCCACGGCGCCGAGCCTGACCTACCAGTTCCAGCCATGGTTCGACACGACCACCAACATCCTCAAGATCCGCAACCTGGCGAACACAGCCTGGGTCAACGTCGCGTCCCTGGTCGGCACCGTATGGCGGCTCTACGAGCAGGGGACGCTGCTGCTCGACCGGGCCAACACCTGGACGGCGCTGGCGAATTTCACCGGCGGCCTTCAAAAAGACGGGATCGAGATCCCCTACCGCGGCACGCTCTCGAAGGTCGCGGCCTACACGGTCGCCCTGGCCGACATCGGCAAGACGGTCCGGGCCAACACCGGCTCGGGCGGTTTCGCGGTCGACCTGCCGGCCGCCGCGACCGCCGGCGACGGCTTCGAGATCACGGTGGTCAAGACCAGCGGCGACACCAACCTGCTGACCGTCGACGGCAACGCCGCGGAGCTGATCAACGCGCCCGGCGGCGCCCGCAACGTGGTCAACCTGCCGAGCCGATTCGACCGGCTCAAGCTGGTGTGCGACGGCACAGCGTGGCATGCCGTCGACCACCGCATCACCTTCGAGAGCGCGGAGCAGACGGTGACGCTGGACGCCGAGCTCGTGCTGGCCCACTCGCTCGGCGTCAAGGCGAGCTCGATCCAGGTCGCGCTGCGCAACAACACGGCGGAACACAACTTCCTGGTCGGCGAGGAAGTCATCATGAGCAGCGACAACCACGACACCTCGGACCGCGGCCTGTCGCTGTTCCAGGACGCCACCAACATCACGATCCGGACGCCGAACTTCGGGTTCCGCGTCTGCAACACGGCCGCGCCCAACCTGTTCGTAGACATCACGACGGGCAACTGGCGCTGGGTGGTGCGGGCGGCGCTATGACGGCTTGACCAGGGGCCGGATGAACTTGGGCACCACCGGCCTGACCGCCTTCCAAATCCTCTGGCGCCGGGCCCTGCAGACCGCCTGCCGGAAGGTGTTGCTCCGCGGGAAGCCTACCTCCGGGTGCGGGTCATCGAGGAACGCGCAGAGGTCCGACCAGTCGGGGTTGCCACAGATATCGAGTATCTGGAGATCGTGCGGACGATCAGCGAAGTAATCGAGCACACGGCGCTCGTGCCGGACGTAGGCTTCCGCAAAGCGGCGGCGCTCGAAGAGGTTCGAGCCGTAGAGCTTGGTGAACACCTCGATCACGGTCGCCTGCCGCTCGATGGTCCGCAGGTTGAGCTCCCAGTAGCGTTCGCAGGATCGCAGCCAGGCCTCCAGGTCGCGGATCGTGTAGATGAACTTGCTGCCTGGGTACAAACGGTCGAGACGCTCGAACTGGACAGATACCGATGTGTCCGTCGCCGCGTCGTGCTTGCGGATCGCCGCGATGGTGCGCGGGAAATCGACGGTCGAATAGCCGAGGATCCGCAAAGCGTGACACAGGCTCGTCGTGCCTGTCTTCGAAAGCCCGATTCCGAAGATCTTCGTCATTCTCACCTCGACCGGATCACCACCGAAACGGACATCCCAAGCGCCTACGGCGGTCGCTCTCACGAACGCCGTAGGCATCATGCCGGGATCAAAAAGTATACCGAAGTCCGACCATGACGTTGTGACTGGCGTATTCGGCATCGACCGAACCGCCGCCCTCGACCTTGAACTTGGGGTCTGTGGTCGCGAGGTAGGCGTAGCCAACCGTCGTCGCGATATTGGGCGTGATGTGAAAGGCGGCTCCGGCCAGGGCTTGGTAGGCAAACACCGTGTCGCTGTCGTCAACGAGTTTGATCCCTTGTACGGACAGCTCGGTATCGACCACCGCCAATCCAACCCCGAAGCCGACATAAGGTCGAAGTGCTGGCACGCCGATATCGATATCATAATAGCCGTTAGCCATGGCTGTGAAAGCCGACGTATCACCCTCGGCATCGAATGTCACGTCCGGGCCGGGCAACCGAAATTCAAGCTCGTCGTTCCCGTTCTCGCGATAGGCCAACTCCAGTTCGCCCCGGAACCCGCTGCCATGGGCATAGCCGCCGGCCCCCGCGATCAAATAGCCGGCATCGAAAGTCGAGACAATATCGATGCCACTGCCGTCATCCAGGTCGGCATCGTCAAGAAACGCAACGCCGCCACGCACCTCGCCGTAGGGGCCGGTTTGAGCGTTCGCAAGATGTGAAAAGAAAACCGAAGCCAGCACCAAAATGAGGTAACGATACATAGTCCTCCTCCATCATCGTGTTATTTTGACAAGCGCCCCCGACCGACGCTCCACACGACGGCCGGGGACTTCCACAGCCACAGCTTACAGGAGCTGCAACCATGGCGCCAGCACTCAAACACATTGCAACCCTCGCCGCTATGGCCTTTCTCACATCGCCGGCGGCGGCCGAGCTCAACTGCTGGCCGGCCGAGGTGCTCCGCGCCTGGCTGGCCGAGGGCCACGGCGAACGGCTCGGCGCCTTCGCCGCGCTCGACTCCGGCGCCTTGCTCGAGCGGCTCGACAACCCGGACGACCTGGATTGGAGCCTGATCGTGGTGCTGGCCGACGGCCGGGCCTGCATGCTCGCCACCGGCACCGGCTGGCGCGAGCTGGCCGACGAGGGCGAGGAGGCGGCCCGATGAGCGACAGCATCGAGATCGCCGCCCTCAAGGCGCGGGTCGACGCCATGGAGGCCGACGTCACCGAGATCAAGGGCGACGTCAAGGCGATCCGTTCCAAGACCGACAAGTGGAGCGGCGTGGTCGCGATCGTCGTGCTGTCGGCGCCGGCCCTGCTCGGCACCGCGTTCGGCTGGTTCCTGAGCCGGTGAGGCCGATGTCGGATGTCAGATGTCAGATGTCAGACAACAACTCTGCTCTGACATCCGACATCTGACACCCGACATCTGTCATCCGCGACCCCCCGCCTGAACCAGGAAGGAAACCACATGCGAACCATAAAATTACTCGCCCCAGCCCTCGGCGCCCTCATGCTGCTGAGCGGCTGCGGCCTCACCACCTACGGCGACGCGGCCCGGGACCTGATATCCGAGAAGGGCGCCCAGGCCATGGACGAGCTCCTGGTGAACGCCGAGTTCGTGCTCTGCAACCTCGCCACGATCGGCGCCGTACAGCGCCGCTACGGCCAGAGCGCGGCGGCCGCCGCGGCCTGGAAGACGATCTGCAACGCCAACGCCGACGTGATCACCCTGCCGCAGCCGCTGCCGGACTGAGGCCGCCGCCGACCCGAGCACGACGCCCCGCCCGACTGGCCGTCCCGCTTCGAGCGGGGCGGCTTCTTTTTATGCCGAGCGGCCGCCGTCGAACTCGGCCAGGTGCACCACCGGCCGTTCGTCGGCCCAGTCGCGGCCGAGCCGGGCCCCGCACCTCGGGCATTTCAGCCAGGTGGTGCCGATGGCCTCGCCGCAGGCGGTGCAAGGCGCGGTCGCCATTTCCGGCGCGGGCGCGGACGCCGCCTCGGGCCGGCGCTCGAAGGGCGACGCGGCCCAGACCAGGGCGGCGACCCAGCCGAGCAGCGACCAGCCCAGCAGCAGGTTGAGCGCGGTGATCGGCCAGGCCCAGGTGTGCCCGCGCGCGAAGGCGACCACGGCCGGCAGCACGTAGACCACCGTGCCGGCCAGGACCAGCAGAACAAAAAAACCTTCCATGACAGAGTCTCCCTTCCTCGAGTGCTACGCGCGTCGACCGACGAGCGTCCCCATGGTGGGCCTTCCAACGTGAACAAGCCGCGAACGTTTCCCCGCGTTTTTCCCGCACCAACTCCTGCCGGTTCATGCCTTGTTCTGCTATTTGCTGCCGAACGGCCGATTCGGCGCCTACGCCCAAGCGCTTGATAAACAAGGACAAAGATGGTGCCGCCGGTAAGAATCGAACTTACGACCCCACCCTTACCAAGGGTGCGGAAAGCGTGACATATCAAAGGGCTGGTCATGGCTCCCGCGGTTTCCCGGCGGAATCGGGCGACCCGGCAGGGTCGAAACCGCGAGACCAGTGGAACCGCCATTTCCACCGGCTATCGAACCATGGCACCCAGAACGTCACGTAGCAGTCGGGCCACCGGACGATCAGGTGGCAGCGACCCGGGCGGGTATAGTTCAACATGGTCGGCTTCCCCTTGATGGGCGCATTCTCGGAGAGTTGTCCCGCCAAGCCCTATTGGTTATTCAGGCTTTACCCCCGGCGTGACCGGGAAGCTCCAACTACAGGACAACTCACCGTGAATGCGTCAACCAACACCGTCACAACCGATCCACGGCCCGCCGCACCCGCTCGACATCGCCGCCCGTGTACCTCAGCACGCTCTTGTGGTCGCTCCAGCCGCCGGCGTCCATGACGTCCTTGAGGCCGGCGCCGGCGTCGGCCAGCCAGGTCGCGAAGCTGTGCCGCGCCATGTGCGGCGTGAAGTGCACCCCCAGGCGCCGGGTGAGGGCGCTGAGCGGCTTGCGCGGGCCCGAGGTCGTGCGCCAGCGGAAGACGCGGCCGCCCCGTGGCAGGCCCGCCAGGGCCGTGAAGGCGCGATCGTGCAGGGGGCGCCAGTGGTCGCGGTCGTTCTTGGCGAGGTCGAAGCGGACCCGCCGGCCGGCCAGGTCGACCCGGTCCCAGGTCAGCGCGACCGCCTCGGAGATCCGGCAGCCGGTGAAGAACAGGACCGCCAGAAGGGCCGCGAGCTCCGGGTCGCCGGTCCGCGCGTCCCCGGCGGTGGCGATCAGCAGCTCGGCGGTGGCGCGCTCGACGGCGCGGTTGCGCGGCCGGCGCTGCCTCGGGCGCCTGAGCCGGAGCGTGACGCCGGCGTGGCCGAGCACGGCCTGAAGGGGCGTGTAGACCTGGCGGTTCCAGGTCTCGGGCGCGCGGCCCGGGTAGAGCGCCTGGGCCGCCCGGTCGAAGTCGGCTTGGCCGATCTCCGCGAGCGGCCGGCGGCCGGCCCAGCGCTTCAGGAGGTCCAGGTAGCGGCGGTCGTTGGCGCCCGGCCGGCGGAAGGCGACATAGGCCTCTATGGCTTGGCCGAGCGTCCGCGGCGGGCCCGCGCCAAGGAGGTCACGTTCGTAGAGCAGCCGTTCGAAGCGCGCCGCAAATCGTTCAGCGAGGCCTCGGTCTCGCGTCTTCGTGCTGACCTCGCGGCGCCGGCCGCCGACGCTGAACGTGGCGTAGAAGACCTTGTTGCCGCCGCGGGTGCCCGGCGGGTGCAGTCGGTAGGACACGGCAGGGCCTCCAATAGCCGGTTGAAATCCGCCTCGCTGAACAGCTTGCGCCTGCCGGCCAGCCTATAGTGTTCGTGAACCTTGATCAAATCCTGCAGCTTCCGCCGGCTGACGTGCAGCCGGGCGGCGCACTGGTCCATGGTGAGGGGCCAGGCGGTCATGGAATTCTCCAATCCGGGAAAGGCAACTCGATCGATCGATCCCACCATCTCTTCCTGAGCCCGCGAAAGCCGGGCACCGGCTGGTCTATGGTGCACGCGACGGCACCGCCCCGCCGAATGATGGCGCCGCCTTCAAACCTGACCACCGGGGCCCAGCCACGCAACTTGCCATGCGCGACGACATAGAAGCGATCGCCCGGACGTGCAAGATTCCGATAGCTGTGCAGCGTGTACCAACCATATTCCGCTTCAGTCGCCGGATCTCCTGCGGCATCGCCCTCCGCGATCCAGTCGAACCAGAAATCTTTCGGGCAGGTGCCGACAAGGTCAGCCATCGGTCATCTCTCGTCCTTTGGTGGGGCCACGGGTTCGGGCTGATGTATAGGATGGTCCTTGCAACGAAGACAAAGCATACAGCTGTCGCCCCTTACACTACCGAGGAACTCATGAGGCTCTTCAATCGATCTCCATTCGTCTTGGGGAAGCTTGGTCATGAGGCTATCCATTCATCGAGCCATGCGACGGTCCTGCTGTTCGCATCCGGGGTGCGATCGTTGTAGAGGCTGGCAATCCAGCTATATCCCTCCGCCGTCACTTCGCCGCTCTCGCCTTCGCCAATCTCGATCAGCGCGTCGCCCCACGAGCGCCGCACGGGTTTCCCGTCTGGTCGTGGCATTCCGTACAATTCCAACACGACGCCATCACCGATCAGGGGCGCGATGAACCATGTGTGGAACCGTTCGGACTCGATAGCCGCCTGGAGATCATGTGCGAAACTGTCCGGCATCAGGTCGAGCAGTTTGAAGAACGAGGCCTTGACACCGTCGCTCGGCTCGTAAGCGCCGGAGCCCGTCCACTCGAAATCGCTGTCTCTGAAGACGTGACGGCATGTGTTATCGACGTGAACCTGGCATTCACAGATGGTGCAATAGACCACATCCGAATCGCAGCCGTCACAAAGACCGTTGTCCTCGAAGACGTTGCCCTCGTCTTCGCACCAGTCGCACTTGCCGACCTTGTATCCCTCAGGCAGTTGTTCACTCATGCCGCCTGCTCCATCTTGTCGATATTGACCCTGTGGACCGTGAAGGTGACGGCGACGACCATGGGGTTGTCCTCCCAACGGTTGCCTGGCTCGGTGTGAAGAGTCCGCCAAAGGGAGCCGAAAGACATCCGCGGATCTGCCCACCCGGCACCGGAAGATCGCTCAGGATAAGCGATCCAAGTTCCATGCTGGACAGGATTGCGGTCGATGCCTTCAGCTATGGCATCCGCCTCGCTGATCTCCCGCAACCGCTCCAGCTTCGCCTCGGTCACGACGAGGGTGAGGCGGGAGGCCCAGCGGGGCATGTGGATCGAGGGCGCCCATTGACCTTCCGGCACGAATGCGAACCGCTGATCCCTAGCCTGCTCGTCGGCCTGATACCAAGGCTTCGAACAGAGATCGGCGGTCCTCTCGACGCGTGGTGTGTCCCAGTGCTCGCGCGGGAGGCCGTCGATATCCTCAGGATTCCAGAACTCGCCGTACCAATTCTCCCGCACCCACAGACGGTCGCCCGGTTCGACCTTCTGCCAGACCGTGGGCACGCTGAGCGGCAGTCGGTTCGGCGCCAAGGACCCAGGATACTCGCCCGTAGCGTCTTCGGTCGATGCGCCGACCGCGATCTCCCGCCACGCCAGCCGCCTTGTCATCGTCTTGCGACCGTCCAACAGGGCACGGACCATCGGGCCTTGGAACAGGGCGGGGCGGTCAGTCATCGTCATCCGGCGTGACGGCTTCGCCGATCTCCGCGGCGCTGCCACGGAAGTCGACATCGGGCAGGATGGACTGAGGTTTGAATATGATCCTGTGATGGTAGACGCTGACGTCCGCCATGGCGATCTGTTCGGCAAAATAGGTCACGTTGTCGGACAGGCCCAGGAAGTGCTTCTTGAATTCCTCTTCGCCCAGTTTGCAGGTAACCTCCAGCTGGTTCCCTTGGTCCTCGATCGAGCACCGGCCCTCGATCACGAGCATGTAGTCGCTCGTGATGCCGTTGTAGAACACGATGCGGCGGTCGATCTCGAACTGGTCGGCGGCAACGGACAGGTTGTAAGAGGCGACCTTGGCATCTCGTTCACATGCGCTCAACGCCAGGGCGGCCAGCAAGGGAAGGACAATATATCTCGGCACGGTCATCTCCTTTTTCTGGTTGCGGCCAGGAACCAGCCGCAGGCCGGACAGCGGCCGGCGGCTGGGCGGTCGCCGTCGACCGCCAGTCTGACGTCCGTCCTCTGACCCTCATCCTGAGCCTGTCGAAGGGCTGACTCCGCCGCCCCGCCCGCGGGCGAGGGGCGTCCCGCGGACGGGCCGGCGGCCGCGCCGGGGAGCGCGCGACTCGCGGCGTCGTAGGCGACCATGCGGTCGACCTCTTCGATCAGCTCGTCGTAGTTGTCGGCCAGGTGCGGGTCCATCGCCAAGCGGACCGCCGCGGCCAGCACCCGCAGCTCGAGCGCCCGGCGCTCAAGCTGGCGCTCGACGGCGGGGGCCTGGGGGTCGAAGCCGGCGGCGGTCACAGCCCGGCCTCGTGGCGATAGGGCGGATGCTGACTCGAGCGCCGCCAGAACATGACCTCGTCGCCGCGCATCAGCATCAGGTGGGCGATCACGTCGTCGGTCGGACACATGGCGCCGCCCCAGGAGCCGTGATAATAGCCGATCGGATGCAGGCAGAGCGCGGCCAGGATCCGGAACCTTCCGCTGCTCTGCGACAGCGCGACCGTCGGTCGAAGCTTCCTGAACATGTAGGTCAGCCCGCTACGCGCGCTGCGCTCCATGAACATGCCGGTCAGCAGATACTGCTTGAATATGTGGTGCCTGACCAAGGTGCCGAGCAACTGCAGCGCGCGCGCCTCCTGCTCGATGCCCCAGGCCACCGAGGCGGCGAGGGTATAGATCGCGAAGTCCAGGCCGTGCGCGGCGGTGCCGGGACCCCACATGATCTTGCCGTCCTCCTCCCAGACGATGATCTCGGTGCGCCACTTCTTGGACCAAAAGCTATTGCGCAGCTTGACTCCGGCGGGCATCTCGCCTTGGGAACCACGGATCCTGGCGCCGCTGATCTCCATCAAGGCGGCGGCACCCGGAAAATTCGGCTCGACCGTCAGCTCCAGATCGTCGAGCGGCATGGGCACGCCAGCCCATTGCGCGTCCCGCTCGGCTACGTGTCCGAGGGCGCGGCGCAGCCCGGCAAAGTTGTCCACGGCGTCAAGCATCCTGAGCCGCCCGTCATCCGCCAGCGGATCGGGAGACGGCGATCGCGTCGGCGTCGTCGGCCTTGAGACGGCGCGGTTTCGTCCCTGCGCGCCGCCGCGGTTGCGGCCCTTTCGGCGGTGTTTCGACTTCGGCATCGTCCGGTGCTCCCACGATGATGTATTCGGCGGTCTTCGGGTCGAAGGCCTTGACCCGCTGATAGAGCGGCTCGCCCTTGCGGGTGCCGACCCGGACCAGGATCGCGAAGCCGCGCTTCAACATGTCCTGGACCGCCGCGGCCGCCCGCTTGACCTCCTCCGGCCGCTTGCGGTCGAAGGTCAGCTTGGTGTCGCCCGCGCCGACGTTCAGGATCGCGAGGCTGCCGGTCATCGCGCTGCGCATCATCCGGACCTCCAAGGCGTGTTCAGTATGGCAAAGGCGACCGCGCGTTGGCGGTCGTCCAAATTCTGCCAGCGGCGATAGAAATTGGGCGCGAGGTTCGAAGCCTGTTCGGCATAATCGCAGCAGGCAAGGACTAGCGCGACCAGCGTCGACTCGGTACTACTGAGTGGAAGACGAGCCAGGCGATTCGCCGTTCCGAAGCTGTCATCATTGCTGATCACACGATAAAGCCGATCCCAACCGGGCACCTGATCCTCACGCCAAATCTCGTTGACCCAATTCTCGCCGAGACGCAACGCTTCCCCAATCTTCCGCTCTATGCCGGGATGACGTTCGAACAACATGTCGAGCGCATTCTCGGCGTCCTGCGAGACAGCAATCATGGTTCAACCCTCACACCATCAGATTTCGACCTCTGACCTGCGATATCGCCAAGATCCTTGAAGTGTCTCGGCTCCAAGACGACAGTCAGATCATCCCACCTACCAGTCTTAGGCCGGCGGCAGTGAACAGTGAGGTCAAACTTGCCATCGCTCCGCCTTAAGACTTCAAGTATCTCGTCTTCGTTTTCGACGATCGTCGCGACTTCCGCCCCATATATTTCTTTCTTGAATTCAATCATCGCGCCGCCCTCCCGAGCGCCCGCCGCAGCGCCGGCACCAGTTCGCGCAGGAGCATGGCGAGCAGCAGCAGCGCGACCAGGGCGGTGACCGCCTTCATGGCGCGCTGGGCGTCGAGCCGGATCCACTCGGTCAGGCAGTTCTTGAGCACGTGGTAGAGGTGGTCGCCGGGCCGGAGCGGCGCGCCCTGCCAGACCGCGGCGACCCGGTCGTAGTGCGGTGCCATGGCCTCCGAGCACCAGCCGAAGCAGTCGGCCAGCATGCGCTCGTCGGACGGCTTGGGCCGGTCCAGCAGCCAGCGGATCGCCATGGAGAGCATCGCGCTACCTCACCTCGGAAGGGAAAGGAAGGTTCACCGCAGAGCCGCAGAGGACACCGAGGAACAACATCGGTTTATTCTCGGCGTCCTCTGCGCCTCTGTGGTGAACCCGGTTGTTCATCTCGCCGCCGCCGCCGTTTGGTGCTGGTCGAGCTTGGCCAGCTCGTTGATCAGGGCGGCCGTGCTGGCGCGCACCCTGGGGTCGCTGATCCGGCGCAGGCTGGCGATCGCGCGGACCGTGCGGCGGTCGTCGTGGGCCGGCGCGTCGCCCGGCGTCTCGACGCCCCGGAACAGCGCCATGGGCGAGATCTTGAGGAACACCGCGATGTGGTACATCCGGCTGGCCGAGATCCGATTGCCGCTGTTCTCGTACTTCTGGATCTGCTGGAAGGTGACGCCGACCGCCCTGCCGAGATCGGTCTGGCTCAGCCCGCGCTCGATGCGCAGGGCGCGCAGGTTGGCGCCGACTTGGCGGTCGATGGGGTCGGGATTGTCGGTCATGGTGGCCTCACTGATAAGTTGTGAGGCAGGCTTAACACGGTTTTCGTGTTAAGGTCAAGCGGCGAATTACACTGGGAATCGGCGGGCCGGGTCAGCGGCGATGAAACGCGGCGGGTTCGCAGGTCCGGCCGGGGCCGGCGTGCAGGCCGACCAGGGTGTCGCCGAGCAGGTGGCCGGCGAGGGCGGTTAAAAGCAGCAGGTCGAGTGGGCGCAGGCGGCGTTGGGGGCGGCCGGCGGCGAGCAGGCGGCGGATCCGGCGGCGCAGCGCGTATCGGGATTCGGGATCGGTGGGACAGGGGGCCATGATACATCTCCGGTTCACCCGCGGCCCCCAAAACAACCAACGGTAACCGATCCTAGGCGCAAGCGCCTAGGCCGATCAAGCGGAAAATGCTACCGCCAAATGTAGGGGGTCAGGCGATCAGGACCCGCATCATCGTGTGGGCCTCGGCGATGTCGGCACGCGCGGTGGCGGCGTCGGCGGCGCCCTGTTTCGCCATCCAGTCGTGCACGGCCAGGTACAGCTCCGCCTTCTTGGCCGGCGCCAAGGCGACGTTCTCGAGCTCGAAGAAGCGCTCGGACTCGGTGATCACCAGGGCGAGGAGGTCGCGGTCCAGGGTCGCGCCGCCGCCGCCGTGCGGGTCGGGCCAGAGGTGCTCGGGCAGCAGCAGCGCGAAGGGATGGACGTCCAGGGCCGCGGCCAGCGCCGTGACCTGGCCCGCGCGCAGGCCATAGCCAGGCTCCTCGAGCCGGTCGATCTGCTGCTGGGAGCGGCCGACCTTGGCGCCGAGCTCGGCCTGGCTCAGGCCGCGGGCCTCGCGCAACAGGCGCAAGCGGTTCTGCAGTTTGACGGGAACGGCCACCGGACGAGCATGGCGTTTCATCGGCCGCCGCGCAAACCCGGTGTTCTCGTCAGGCGCGGCGCTGGGGTACACGGAAAACGGATCTCCTCGGCGAAAAAGCGCTTGACGATAACACGGTTTCGGTGTTAACGCATTACCACATCATGTGAGCCGAACGGGAATAACCACAAAATGTTGTTTTCGAGCGAAGCGAAACACAGCGGCATGAAGCGGCCCGCGCCATGAAGCTGAAAGCCTGGCGCCGGGAACGCGAGATCGCCCAGTGGCAGCTGGCCGAGAACCTCAGCGCCGCCACCCTGCGGCTGTTCGGCGAGACCCGCCAGATCAACCAGCAGACCGTGCAGACCTGGGAGGCCGGGCGCCTGCCGCGCAAGTGGCAGCTCGAGCTGATCTGGTGGGTCACCAACGGCAAGGTGGCGCCGAACGACTTCTGCGAGCTGCGCGAACTGGAGACGGCGGCATGAACGACAAGGTTCACCACAGAGGCACAGAGGACGCCGAGGACAAGAAAATATCAGGTTCAGATGTTAAAGGATGCGGCGGAATGATCCTATTCTTCGACACGGAGACAACGGGGCTGCCTATATTCGATAGGACTCCTGATCACGAATCACAGCCGCACCTCGTCCAACTCGCGGCTATACTGTCCGACGACGACGGAATCGAGCGGAACAAATTCAGCCTGATAGTCGACCCCGGCGTTCCAATTCCCGGCTTAGCCAGCCGGATCCATGGAATCACGGACGAATTGGCGGCGCGGGTTGGTGTGAAACCAGCGTTTGCATTGCAGTGCTTCGTCGCGCTTGCTACCCGTGCCGAGCTATTTGTCGCCCATCACATCGAATTCGACTTGGCGATCTTGGACACGGCTGCCAGACGCAACCGCAGGCCAGGCATCAACAAGCATCTTGCAGCCGCCAAGAGCTATTGCACGATGCACGCCGCCACGCCGATTTGCGCTATCCCGGGCTACCGCGAAGGCGAATACAAATGGCCGCGGCTATCAGAATGCATCAATCACTTCTTCGGTGAGGATCTGAAAGGCGCCCACGACGCCTTCGTCGACGTACAGGCTTGCAAGCGTGTGTTCTTTGAACTTCGAGCACAGGAGCATGCATAAATGACCCCGCGCGCCCTGGAACGCGCGAGCCTGCGCGACGGCGCGACGATCTCGATCGAGCGGCGCGCCGCGTCGCTTGGGCATTCCGGGACCACCGTTTACCGGCTGGTGCAACGCATCGAGAAACCGACCAAGGCCCGGCGCCGGCGCAAGAAAGCGACGAAACGATGACGCGAGGTGGAGCAGCGGCAGCTCGTCTGGCTCATAACCAGAAGGTCGCGGGTTCGAGTCCCGCCCTCGCTACCAACGTGAACCAACAGGTTCACCACAGAGGCACAGAGGTCACAGAGGAACGGAACTTTTTCGTCCTCGGCGTCCTCTGTGCCTCTGTGGTGAACCTTCCCCTTTTTCCGTCCGTGCCATGACCGCCAAGCTTCACGCCACCGACCCGGGCCACTGGGCCGAGCTGACCGGCATGTGCGCCGGTGCCCGGGGCCTCGGCCTCGGGGCCTGCCTCTACAAGCGCGGCTCGGCCGAGTGGCGGCGCTGGAAGCGTGGCCACGGGCGGGGGCGGCGAAGTGTTCCACGTGAAACGATGAAACGGCAAAACCCCGGCCGGGGCCGGGCCAAGCTGGGTCCGCGGCGCGAGTGGACGGCGATCGAGGACAGCGTGTTGCTGGCCTGGTGGGGCCGGGAGCCGGGCCGCGAGACCGTCGCCCGCCTGCCCGGCCGCAACGCCCAGGCCTGCCGCAACCGGATCCACAGGATCCTTCGACAGGCTCAGGATGAGGGAGGCTAACGCATGACCAAGATCGGAAAGGATGTGAGATGATGGCCGACAAAACAGCGCCCCCGGAAGACAAGCCGGCCGCGGACGGCGGCGGCCTGCCGCCGGCGGCGCGCAGCTTCGATGCCATGGTGCGCATGCTCGAGGACGGGACGCTCAACGCCGACCTCTCGGACAGCCTGCGCGAGATCGCGGCGACGCTCAGCAACTTCGTGATCGACTACGGCGGCGAGCCCAAGGCGAAGCTGAGCCTGGAGCTGAGCTTCGCGCTCAAGGACGGCGTGTTCGAGATCGTCGCCAACACCAAGCTGAAGCTGCCGGACAAGCCGCGCGGTCGCACCGTCGCCTGGTGCACCGGCGAGCACTATTTCACCCCGAACAATCCCAAACAGGGGCAGTTGTTCGGCCTGCGCGACGCCTAGCAACCCGAACCGAAAGGAGCCGTAATGGCAAAGACCGAAGACACACCGAACGCCGGCAGCGGACGCATGCCGCCGGCGCCGCGCGACACCGAGACCAAGGCCGTCGCCGACATCGTCGGCAAGCACATGAAGCCCGAAGTGGTCGAACTGAAGCACGGCGAGGAGAGCGCCAACGTGCTGGTCACGGCCTCCGGGCTCAAGATCCACGGCATCAAGGAGTTCCTCGAACCCTACCAGACCGCGCCGGAGCGGCGCAGCGGCACGGCGGTGATGCACTATCTCTCGTCCCTGATCGATCACGCGAAGCGTTTCCAGAACGACACGTCGGCGCTGTTCGCGGTCGCCAACCGGGGATCGCCCAAATTGGTCAGCGTACTCGACTATCACCCGGCCGGTCCCGAAAACGACGACGCGGCCTTCTGCCGGCACCGCGCACAGCACGACTTCCCGCTCTCCGAGGAATGGCTGGCTTGGCGGAAGATGAATGCCGAGCCCATGAGCCAGGCCGACTTCGCGGCCTTCCTGGAGGACCGCATCTCGGACGTGGTCGTGCCCGACGACGCCCTCATGGGCACGATCGACGCGCGCGCCAGGGGCGGCGACTTCGGCCCCAAGACGGCGCTCGAGATCCTGGCCGACTACGCCGCCCTGCTCGGCGGCAACTTCGCGACCCCGAGCAAGCTGGTCGAGCTGAGCCGCGGCCTGGGGGTGCACGCCAGCCACCAGGTCAAGAACGCGGTCAACCTCGACAGCGGCGAGACCCAGGTCCAGTTCGTCGAGGAGCACGCCGACAGCCAGGGCCTGCCGATCAAGGTGCCGAACATGTTCCTGATCGGCATCCCGGTGTTCCGCGCCGGCGGCTTCTACCGCATCGCGGTGCGCCTGCGCTACCGGTTGGGCGCCGGCTCGATCACCTGGTTCTACCAGCTCTACCGCCACGAGGTGGTGTTCGACGCGGCCTTCCAGGAGGCCTGCGAACTGGCCAAGACCGAGACCGGCCTGCCGCTGTTCTACGGCCTGCCCGAGGCCTAGGGACGTGATCCGGCCCGACCGCGCCGTCGTCGCGTTCCCGCGCAGCCTCGAGGCGGTGCAGCGGCGCGCGCGGCGGGCGTTCGAGGGGGCGCGCGACAAGGTCGAGTGGGCCGGGGCCACGCCGGAAGCGGAGACTCTCCGGCGGTCGGAATACCCGCTGTGGCTGGTGCTCGCGCTGCTCGGGCTGACCTTCGTCGTGATCGGCGTGGCGCTGATCGTCGCGCTGCCGCCGGTCGCCGCCTGGTCGCTGTGGCGCGCCGCGGCGGGGCGCGGCTGATGGCCCGGCTGCTGCGCGCCGCGCCGCGCTGCCGCCTGCGCGAGCTGTTCGCCCGAGGCTGGGCCTGGGCCGCCGACCTGCAGCCCGCGCCGACCCCGCGCCTGGTGCTGCTGACCCGCTACAGCCGGCCGGGGGAGAGCTGGGAGCAGGCGGTCGAGGAGATGACCAGATGAGCAGAGGCCAGGCATCAGGGATCAGGGACCTCTGTCCTATGGCAAGGAGCGCGAAGCGTGACGAGCATCGAGTGGACCCATCGGCCGGGCACGCGCGGCGCGACCTGGAACCCGATCCGGGCGCGGGTCGCGGGCAAAATCGGCAAGAAACGAGCCGGCAACAAGCTGGACGGCCGCCGACACTTGGAGTTCCCGCAATGAGCGCGCCGGCAACCCTCGAGCAGGAGTGCCCGGCGCTCGGCTGCCACCGGGACCGGGTCGGCGGTCGGATCCCGCTCTGCGCCCGCCACTGGGGCTTGTTGCTGCCGGACCAGCGCGAGAACTGGAGCAACGGCGCGGCGGACCTGGACGGGCTGATCATCGCCCTCGGCCTGCGCGAGCAGCGCAGCGGGGTAAGATTTTAATGGGCGACCTCTTCATGAATTCCGACGCGGTCTTCTCGCCGTGCCGCACCTATCGCTACCGGCTCTCGCGGATCTGGGACGTCCGGCTGCCGCTCGCCGCCTTCGTCATGCTGAACCCCTCGACCGCCGATGAGACCGCCAACGACCCGACGTCGCGGCGCTGCATCAACTTCGCCAGAAGCTGGCGTTACGGCGGCGTGATGCAAGTCAACCTCTTCGCGCTCCGCGGCAGCGACCCGGCCGTGCTAATGAAACACACGGACAGCCGCAGAGGCCCCGATAACGACCTTTGGCTGGCGCGCACCGCCCAGGAGGCCGACCTGGTCGTCGCCGCATGGGGCGCACACCCGGCCGCGATATGGCGCGGCCCGAAGGTACTGGACTTCCTCGCCGACATCGGGCCGGTTCACATAATCCGCCTGACCGCGAGCGGCCATCCGGAACACCCGCTCTATCTGCCCAGCGACCTGAAGCCGATATGGTATCGGGCGGGACGGGCGGCATGAGCCGGCCCGGCCCCGCGATCGAGGACACCCGGCTCGGCACGCCGCGCGCCAAGGGGCCCATGCCGGTCTATGTCGACCCGGCCTGCTTGGCGGCCGCGGTCGCGGTCGACCGCTTCCTGGCCGTGGTCCGCCTCGACCGCCACCTCGACATCCTGCCCGACCACTTGGCCGACGAGTTCGACGCGCTCGAGCGGGAGCTCCAGGCATCGGGGATCAGGGATCAGGGATCAGAAGGCGCGCGGTATCTGATACCTGATCCCTGTCTTCTGTCCTCTGGAGCGTAGCGATGCCCCGCCCCACCCCCGACCAAGTGCTCGACGCGGTCGCCGCCGAGACCGGCTACGACCGGGAGGCGGTCGCCGGGCGGCGCAAGGAGACCGGCCTGATCCGGGCGCGCAACCTCGCGATCGTGCTGATGCTCGAGCGCGGCGGCGCCAAGATCGGCGCCGTCGCCGCCTTCATGGGCGGCCGCTGCAACGCCTCGATCGTCAAGGCCGCCGGCCGCGCCAGGGACCGCCGGATCGACAGCGCGCCGTTCCGCAACCTGCACGACCGAGTCGAGGCCGTCCTGCTCGGCCAAGACCGGCCCGAGCGCGAGGAAGCACGGCCGGCGGCCAAGGCCCGGAAATGCCTGATGTGCCGCGCCGAGTTCCGCTCGGAAGACGCCGGCCACCGGGTCTGCGACAGGTGCAAGGCGACCAAGGCCTGGAAGTCGGGCGCCGACTGCATGGTCTATCCGGGCTGAGGGGCAGATGACAGGGATCAGGCATCAGGGATCAGAGGGAGCGCGTCGTCTGATGCCTGATGCCTGTCCTCTGTCCTCCGGAGCGTAGCGATGAGCGACCTCTTTGCCGGGCTCGAGCCACTGCCGCCGGCGCCGCTGGCGATCCCGCGCAAGGGCGGCGCCGACCCGATGCTCGGCGAGTCGGGCCACGCGCGGAACGACAAGGACTTCTACTCGACCGAGGAGTGGGTGACCCGCCTGCTGATGGCCAGATACAACCTGCGGGGGCCGATCTGGGAGCCGGCCTGCGGCGACGGGCGCATGACCCGGGTGCTGGCCCAGCGCTTCGACGTGGTCTCGTCCGACCTGGTCGACCGCGGCTTCTCCGATTGGGTGCAGCTGGACTTCCTGCGGGCGAGCGAGCCGCCGGGCGGCCGCGAGGTCGGCGCGATCGTGACCAACCCGCCCTATGGTGAGCGCGGGCTCTTGGCGCGGGAGTTCGTCTGCAAGGCGCTTGCCCTGATGCGCCCGGTCGGCGGCCAGGTCGCCATGTTCCTGCGCAACGAGTGGGACTGCGCGGTGACTTGGCGCGAGCTCTACGAGATCATGCCGCTGGCGCTCAAGATCGTCTGCCTGCGCCGGCCCTACTGGGCCGAGCGGCGCGCCGGCGACAGCGGCCCGCGCCACAACTTCGCGTGGTTCGTGTGGGACTGGCAGGCGACGGAATTGCGCAGGATGGCGTGGGGGCCCTAGGCAGATGACAGATGTCGGAAGACAGAGGTCAGATGGCGCGCCGCTGCTCGTCCGCCTGAGCGACGACGCTGTCGTGGGCGCCTGGCTCGACGGCTACGGCCGCGACGCCGAACAACCCATCAGCTTTCCAATAACAGACGAGCGGGGAGTAGCGCCATATTCCGAGGAACACGCGATGATAATAGGGGGAATAGCCGGCCTTTACTACGTCGGTCAGCCCGTAAACCCAATAACTTTGAAAACCTGGCTTGAAAAGACTAGTAGTAAGTACACGCGAAAACTAATCGAAAGAATTTGCTACCTGCAAGCCCTCGGCACAATCATCAACTTATGTGAAAGTCCTATAGAACGACTGCTTGCGGACAGTCTATTCCCGGCCATCAATCAAATGACTGGGATCCAGATTAGCCCGCAATGGAAATTCCTCAACTACAGATCAGATTTCTGCATCAAGAGTACATCCGACAAGGCGCTCTTGGCGATCGAATGCGATGGCCACGACTGGCATGAGCGTACTAAATCCCAGGCGCGGCGAGACCGCGCCAGAGACCGGGCGTTCACGCGAAACAACATCCGGAACGTCCGTTTCACCGGTAGTGAAATATCCTGCAATCCAAGAGCCTGCGCCGCCGAAGTGTTGGAAATATTGGCCTCAGCCCCAGAATGGGAAGATGAGGATGAGTACCCAGAGATTCGGGCGCAGTTGCTTTGCGAGGTGCGACCATGAGCTGGGACTGGGTCGGGCCGGTCATGCGGCTCAACCTCGACCTGACGTCGAGGATGGTGCTCGTCGTCTATGCCAACGAGACCAACAGCGACGGCGAGCAGATCGGCATCTCGGTCGAGAAGGCGGCGCTGTTGTGCGGCACCACCGACCGGACCGTCCAGAAGTACGTCAAGGCCTACCAGAGGTTGGGCGTGCTGGTCGAGACCACCGAGCAGGTCGGGCGCGGCCGGACCCGGGTCTGGCGTCTCAACTACGACCGGGCGGCCCGCCTGTTCGGCAAGATCCCGACCTTTCGGGAGCTCCGGGCGCTCAAGGAAAAGGGTGAATCTCCTGCACCCTTTAAGAACCCCACAAAGGGTGAATTTGAGGTCGGAAAGGGTGAACCTGGTGCGCTAAAGGGTGAACCCGGTGCACCCACCCCTATAGAAACCCCTATTGAAACCCCAGCGCGGTCCGCCGCCGCCGCCGGCGCAGAGGGCGCCGCCGACGGCCCGCGCAAGGCAGCGGCGCTGCCGCCCTGGTCGCTGCCTTGGCGCGGCGTGCGGGAGTTCTGGCGCGACCGGGGTTGGAGCGACGCCAAGATCGACGGCTGGGAAAGCGACCTCTACCGCTGGGCGACCAACGAGCTTTCGCTCACCTGGCCGCATGCCAAGCTGGTCATGTGGTGGGCGCTCAAGACGGTGCACGCTCAGGGGCCGACAGAGGCCAAGATCACGGCCCGGGCCATGGCGCTGCTCAAGGGCGGCCGCGGCGGAGACTTGCTGGCCCAGGCCCAGGCCGAGGCCGACCGGCACGATGCCCACCTGGAGGCCGCCTCGTGAGCGAGCCAAGCGCGCGCAAAGGCCCTGATCACAAAGCGCACGTGGTGGCCTGGGATCGTCGCGACCACAAGGCACACCTGCGGGCCTACCGGCAGCACTTGCGCGATGAACGCGTGGCTGCCGAGCAAGCCAAGCGGCGCGCGGCGTTAAAAGCCACCAAACGGGCGGTCAAGGAGCAGGCCAGGCAGAAGCGGTCGCGGATCGAGGCCTCGGCGGTTGACACGGTCGACTGGCGGGCCGCCAAACGACCGTTCGGCGACTCCAAGGCATACGGCGTGCGCCGCAACGGCGCCCTGGTGAAGGACGCCCGCGGCAAGCTGGGGCATCCCCACAAGCTGCACGACACGCTGGCCGCCCTGGCCCGCTGCGGGCGTATCAAGAAGCCAGAGGAGCGCGCCGGGCGGGAGCTCCAGGAGCTGCTCGAGCGGGGCGCCAAGGGCACCCTGGCCGCCGCGCCTCTGGAGCGACTCGGGGACAGCCGGCCGGGACCGGGAGCGCTGCCGTCCCAGGCCGCCGCCGTGGCCATGCAGAAGGTCGGGCGGGCGCTGGCCGCGGTCGGGCCGCCGCGCTGCTACAGCGTGCGGGTCACGCTGCTGGTGCTGGGCGAGGGACTGACGCTGAGGGAAGCCGCGGCGCTCTGCCACTTCCTGCCCGACGGCAAGGAGGGCGAGCAAGCCGCCAAGTGGCTGCTGGTCGGCGCGCTCGACCAGTTGGCCCTGCACTTCGGCTACCGCGAGAACAGCAAAAAAAACCTTGACAGGTCAACCTCAAGCGGGGCATAAGCGCCACGCTCACGAGAAATCCGCGAGCAGACCTTCCCAAACCCCTGTCGACTTAGCGCGCCCGCCATCCCCTGAGCGGACGCCGCCGCCGGGCCACCGACCCGCGGAACCGGCTGACGGCCACGGCCCCAGACCCCAAAGGCACGCAGCCCGGCGGCACCCCTAGTGATAACCAGGTGATCCGATGCCGCGCGCCGCCCCGGTCCACAAGCCGCGCGGCCAGCGCGACCTAAAGGATCTCCGGCGCGAGACCGACCGCAAGCGACCATCCGCCAGCAAGCGGCTCTACGACACGGCGTGGCAGAAGCTGCGCAAACGTAAACTGGTCGCCGACCCGCTGTGCCAGTGTGACGACTGCGAAGCCGGCGCCAAGCGGGTGACCGCCGCGACCGTGGTCGACCACATCGTGCCGATCGCCGAACGTCCCGACCTTCGCCTCGACTGGGACAACCTTCGCTCCATGTCCAAGACCTGTCACGACCGACACACCGCCCGGACCCGAGGCTTCGGCCGCGCCGGGAGGGGCGGGTAAAATCCTCAGAGCTCTCCGTCCACAGACCGTATCCCCCGTTTTGCGTTTGTGGCCGCGAAATGGGAAATATTTTTCGGCCGATCACGAGGTGACGCGGTGGCGGGCAGGCGGCGGAAACCGACGGCGGTCAAGGAACTGGCTGGGAATCCCGGCAAGCGGCCGCTGAACAAGCAGGAGCCGAGGCCGCGGACGGCGGGAACGCCCAAGGCGCCGGTCTTCCTCGGCCGCTACGGCAAGATGCTGTGGGACCGGATCGGCGGCGAACTCGAACAGCTCGGGATCCTGAGTTCGATCGACCTGACCGCCTTCGAGGCGCTCTGCGGCGCCTACGACCAGTGGCGCCTCGCGGCGGCCGCGGTCAAGAAGCACGGCCAGGTCTACGTCAAGGACGGGATCGTGCGCATGCGCCCGGAGGTCCGCATCGCCGAGTTCGCCCGCAAGGAGCTGCGCCAGCTCGCAGCGGAGTTCGGCCTGACCCCGGCGGCGCGTCCGCGGGTCGCCGCCAGCCTGGCCGATGCGAGCCAGCCGGCGCTGCCTGGCGCGGAGCAGTGGCCCGAGCAGGAGGACCCCGACAAACCGCAGCTGCCGGAGGACCGCTTCACCGATGACGATTACTTCGGCGTGCGCGAAACCACCCACTGAGGAAGCCGACGACCGGGCCATCGCCGCCATGGCCGAGGCCCATGCCCGCGAGCACGCGGCCGCGCTGACGGCCTGGGCCGAGCGCAGCGGACCGGAAGGTTACTATTTCGACGAGCTGGCGGCGGCACGGGCGGTCGCCTTCTTCCCGCGCTACCTGCGCCACACCAAGGGCCGCTGGGTCGGCCAGGTGTTCAACCTGGATATCTGGCAGGAGGTCTGCATCCGGCTGGCCTTCGGTTGGAAACGGCCCGACGACACCCGGCGGTTTCGCATCGTGTACGTGCGGATACCGCGCAAGAACGGCAAGACGGGTCTTGCCGGCGGCGTCGGCCTCATGCTGACCTTCGCCGACCACGAAGCGGGCGCTGAGGTCTATTCCTTCGCCAACGACACTGACCAGGCGGCGATCGCCTTCAACGCGGCCAAGGCCATGCGGGTGCGGTCGCCGAAGCTGGCGCGGCAGTCGCTGGCCTACAAGAAGACGATCGTCGTCGGCAAGACCGGATCGGTCTACAAGGTGCTGTCCTCGGAGGCCGCCTCGAAGGACGGCCTGAACGCCAGCGGCCTGATCGGCGACGAGATCCACGCCTCGAAGAGCCGGGCGCTCTACGACGTGCTGCACACCTCGACCGGCGCCCGCGAGCAGCCGCTCGAGTTCCTGATCACCACCGCGGGCGACGACATCCACTCGCTGTGCTACGAGTTCGACGACTACGGGGAGAAGGTGCTGGCCGGCATCATCGAGGATCCGGAGTTCCTGCCGGTGCTGTTCGGCGCCGACCGGGAGGCCGACATCAGCGACCCGGCGGTGTGGGCGCGCGCGAACCCTTCGCTGGGCAAGACCGTGTCGGTCGACTACATCCGCAAGCAGGCCGCCAAGGCACGGCAGATCCCGGCCTACGAGAACACCTTCAAGCGGCTGCACCTCGACATCTGGACCGAGCAGACCGTGCGCTGGCTGCCGATGACCGACTGGGACGCCTGCGCCGGCGCGCTCAACCACGAAGATCTGGCGCGTTTCCTCGAAGGCCGCAAGTGCTACGGCGGGCTCGACCTCTCGCGCAAGATCGACATTTCGGCGCTCGAGCTGAGCTTCCCGCCCGACGAGGACCAGGACGAGCCCTGGTACGTGCTGTCGTATTTCTGGGTGCCCGAGGAGCGGATCACGCAGCGGGCCAAGCGCGACCGGGTGCCCTACGACGTCTGGGCCAAGCAAGGCTTCATCAAGCCGACCGAGGGCAACGTGGTCGACTACGACGTGATCCGCGCCGACATCAACGCGCTGCGCGAACGCTTCGTGATGAGCGAGATCGGCTTCGATCCGTGGAACGCGACCCAGCTCTCGACCCAGCTGATGTCGGACGGCTTCGAAATGGTCGAGGTCCGCCAGGGCCCGCGCAGCCTGTCGGAAGCCTGCAAGTTCCTCGAGGCCCAGGTGGTCAGCCATGGCCTGGTGCACGGCGGCAACAAGGTGCTGCGCTGGATGGCGTCCAATGCGGTGATCCGGACCGACGCCAACGAGAACATCGCCCCGGACAAGGCCAAGGCGCGTGAGCGGATCGACGGCATCGTCGCGCTGGTGACCGGACTCAGCCGGGCCATCGCGCCGGCCGAGGACGCGCCCACCCCGCAGATCGTCCAGCTCTAGGAGTCCAGGCATGGCGGACGGCTACACGCTGCGGAACTTCATGGCCGCGGCGGCGCGCCGCTTCCTGCCGCTCAACATCCGTTTCACCGTGCCGGACCGGCGGCCGGGCGAGACGCGCTTCGTCTTCCTGCCGCAGCAGATCGCCGGGGTGCGGGTCACCGAGCAGACCGCGATCCAGATATCGACCGTGTTCGCGTGCCTATCGGTGATCTCCAAGTCGCTGGCCTCCTCGACCTGGGAGGTCTTCGAGGAAGCGACCGACGGCAGCCGCGAGATGAAGCCTTCGAGCAACCTCTACAGGCTGCTGAACGTCGACCCGAACCCGGAGATCACGGCCTTCTCGTTCCGCGAGGCGCTGCTGTTCTGCGCCGGGCTGTGGGGCAACGGCTACGCCGAGATCGAACGCGACGTGATGGGCCGGGCGGTGGCGCTCTGGCCGCTGCACCCCGAGCGGGTCGACCCGGAGCGCGACGACGACGGGCGCCTGGTCTACAAGGTCTGGAACCAGTCCGGCCCGGCCACGATCCTGCCGGCGCGCGACGTCTACCACCTGCACGGCCCGGGCATCGACGGGCTGACCGGCTACCGCCTGGCGCGCCTGGCCGAGCGCGCCTTCGGCCACAGCATCGCGGCCGAGACCTTCGGCGCCGCTTTCTACGGCAACGGCGCGCAGATGGGCTCGGTGCTGGAGAGCGACCAGAATCTCACGCCCCTGCAGATAGACGATCTGAGCAAACGGCTCGACGAGCAGCACAAGGGCCCGACCCGCTCGCACCGGCCGCTGCTGCTCGGCGGCGGGCTCAAGTGGAAGCAGCAGGCGGTCGAGCCCGAGAAGGCCCAGTTCATCGAGACCCGGCACCTGACGGTCGAGGAGATCTGCCGTTATTTCGGCGTGCCGCCGCACAAGATCGCCCACCTGCTGCGCGCGACCAACAACAACATCGAGCACCAGGGCATCGAGTTCGTGCGCGACGGCCTGACCCCCTGGGCCGAGCGGCAGCGGCAAGAGGCCGAGAAGAAGCTCCGGCCGGCCAACCGGCGCGGCCTGCGCACCCGGATCGCGCTGGAATGGCTCGCCGAGGGCGACGCGAAGGCGAAAGCCGTGGCAGACAGCACGCTGGTCAACGCCGGCATCATGAGCCGCAACGAGGTGCGCAAGCGGCGCGGCCTCAAGACCGTGCCGGACGGGGACAAGCTGACCGTCCAGATGAACATGACCACGCTGGAGAAGGTCGGCGAAGAGCCGCCCGAGCTCGAGCCGGACCCGCCGCCGGACGAGGCCCTCGAAGACGACGACGACGGCGAGCAGCCACCGCTGCGGATCGTCGAGAACGAGTGAGGCAACCATGATCCGAAACGATGCCAACAGGCCGGCCAAGGGCAAGGCGGCCAAGCGCGGCTATTCCATGGCCGCGAAGGACGACGTCGGCGAAATCTTCATCTTCGACACCATCGGCGACCCCTGGGACGGCACCACGGCCAAGCAATTCGCCAAGGACCTGAAGGGCCTCGGCCCGGTCAAGCAGCTCGATATCTTCGTCAACAGCCCGGGCGGCTCGGTGTTCGACGGTGTCGCGATCTTCAATCAGCTGCAGCGCCACAAGGCGCGCAAGGTGGTCCAGATCGACGGCATCGCCGCCTCGATCGCGTCGGTGATCGCCATGGCCGGCGACGAGATCGCGATCGCCGCCAACGGCATGATGATGATCCACGAGCCTTGGACGTTCGCCTTCGGCTCAGGCCCGGAGCTGCGCAAGATCGCCGACTCGCTCGACAAGATCAGCGGCTCGATCCGCGGCACCTACGTCACGCGCACCGGCGGCGACGAGGAAACAATCGCCGCCCAGATGCTGGCCGAGACCTGGTTCGACGCCAAGGAGGCGGTCGAGCAGGGCTTCGCCGACACGATCAGCGACGAGGTGCTGATCGCGGCGCACTTCGACCTCTCGAAGTACAAGAACGTGCCGAAGTCGTTGGCCAAGGCGCCCACGCTGCGGCCGCGCGCAGGCCAGAACCTGGCGCGCAGGCTCAACGAGCGGATCGCCGATCTGGTTACCGAAGACCGCAGCGAGGAGGACGTCGTCGCCGAGATGGCGAGCGAGGCCGGCATCGATGTCAGTACCGTGCGACAGATCCTCCGCGAGGAGATCGACTGTCCGCCGCTCGACCGGCTCGAAGGCTTCGCCCGGGCGCTGGACGTTTCGGCCGACAGCCTGCAGCGGGTCGCCGAGAGCGACGGCTGCAACTACGACGAACCGGAGGAGTCCGCGCGGGCCCGAACACTTCAGCTCGTGCGCATGAAGCACAAGGCCCGGCGAATCGATGTCAGCCGGAAAGCGCAGTGAAAGATCTCCATGTCGGCCTGCTGTCCGGCGGCAAGGATAGCACGGCCATGGCCTTCGAGCTCACCAGGCGGGAGCCGCGCAACTACATCTGGATTTGCACGCCGGCGGGCAACGAACTGCCGGAGATGTTCGCCCATTGGCGCTGGCTCGGCGAGCAGCTCGGCAAGCCGCTGATCCCGGTCACTGCCGACATCCTGCTCGACGGGCTGATCGACAAGCAGATGGCGCTGCCGAGCTTCCATCAGCGCTGGTGCACCAAGTATCTGAAGATATTCCCCTACCGCGCGTGGCTGCTGAAACAGACCGAGCGGTTCGATCGGGTGGTGTCCTACGTCGGGTTGCGCGCCGACGAGGAAGGCCGTGTCGGCGGGGTCTACGACAACATCGACGGGGTCGAGATCGACTTCCCGCTGCGCCGCTGGAACTGGGGGCTACCGAATGTCATCGGCCACAACGAGCAGCGCGACATCCGCATCCCCTATCGGACCGATTGCTACGACTGCTACGGCCAGCAGCTCGGCGAGTGGTGGCTGCTCTGGTATGAACGCCCGGCGCTCTATGCCAAGGCGGAGGGCAAGGAAGCGAAGGTCACGGCCTACCGCGGCAGGCCGACCACCTACCGCTCGCCGGCCCGGGACACCTGGCCGACCGGACTGACCGATCTGCGAAAAGAGTTCGAGCGCGGACGGGTGCCCAAGAACACCAAGCGACAACACGACATCTTCGCTGCCGGACCCTGCCGGGTCTGCAGCCTTTGACTCGCGGGGACAGCCCTGCGGACGTCGCCGCCCAATAAGGCGGCATTCCCACAGCAAGAAAGGGTGGAGACATGAAGACGCTGACCTCGACGGTGGCGCTCCAGGGCTGGCTCGAAGACATCGGCCCGGCGGCGTTCCTGTTCCGCAACGACGCGCTGTCGATCGAAGACCTGCAGACGCGGCTGCTCGACCTCAACGAGGAGGCCGAGGCGATCAAGGCCACGGCGGAAGCCGAAGGCCGCGACTTCACCGAGGACGAGCAGGCCGACCTCGACCGGATCTTCGCCGACTTCGAGAAGGCCGAGAAAGATCTGGAGCGGCGCGAACGGATCGTCGCCCAGACCGCGCGATTGGGTCGCTCGCTGGGCCGCCAGACCGACCCGGCGGAGCCCAACGACGGCGACGGCGAGCCAGGGCAGGGGGAGGACCCTCAGAACCAGGGCCGCCGCCGCGTCCCGGCGCAGCCTCGCAACCGGCGCGAGACCGAGGGGCGCTGGGGCTGGCAGAGCTTCGGCCACTTCGCCGCCGCGGTGCGCTCCGCCTCGCGCAACGGCGGCGCGGTCGACCCGCGGCTGATCCAGAACGCGCCGACCACCTTCGGCACCGAAGGTGTCGGCGAGGACGGCGGCTTCGCCGTGCCGCCCGACTTCCGCACCGCGATCACCCAAGCGGTCATGGGCGAAGAGAGCCTGATCGCTCGCACCGACCTGCTGCAGTCCTCTTCGAACACCTGGACCGCGCCGAAAGACGAGACCACGCCCTGGCAGGGCACCGGCGGCGTGCAGGCCTTCTGGGAGAACGAGGCTGCCCAGTTCAACCAGTCCAAGCTGGCGCTGGAGCAGCTCAGCATCCGGCTGAACAAGCTGACCGCGTTGGTGCCGGTGAGCTCCGAACTGCTGGAAGATGCGCCCGGGCTCGATTCGTACCTGCGCCGCAAGGCGCCGGAAAAGATGGACTTCCGGGTGACCGACGCGCTGATCAGCGGCACAGGCGCCGGCCAGCCGCTCGGCATCCTGAACTCGCCGTCGCTGGTCACCGTGGGCAAGGAAGGCGGCCAAACGGCCGACACGGTGGTGTTCGAGAACATCAACAACATGTATTCGCGCATGCTCGCCCGCTGGCGCACCTCGGCGGTCTGGCTGATCAACCAGGACATCGAGCCGCAGCTCACCGGGCTGAACTTCCCCGGCGATTCGCGACCGGTCTTCATGCCGCCGGGCGGGCTGAGCCAGTCTCCCTTCGGCACCATCCTGGGCCGGCCGATCGTGCCGACCGAGGCTTGCTCGACCCTGGGCGACGTCGGCGACATCATCTTCGCGTCGATGGGCCAGTACCTGGCGATCCAGAAGGTCGGCGGAATCCGCGCGGAGACCTCGATCCACCTGTGGTTCGACTTCGATCTGATGGCCTTCCGCTTCATCATGCGGCTGGCCGGCCAGCCCTGGTGGTCCAAGGCGGTCGCGCGTTTCAAGGGCGGCAACACCCTGTCGGCCTTCGTCACCCTGGCCGAGCGGGCGTAGCAGCGCCCGCTCCCGCCCCTCGGCGGGGCGTCTCCCCCGGCGTCCCGCCGCCCCATTCCGAGGAGACAACACCATGATGCAGAACCAACTCGCGAGCGAGGCCGCCGCGCTCGTCGCCACCGTCGATCCCGACGCGCTCGGTGTCGGCGCGATCAGCTCCGACTGGGTCGACATGGCCCTGTTCGACCAGGTCCTCGCCGTCGTCTCGGCCGGCGTGCTCGGCGTGGCCGCGACCCTCGACGGCAAGCTCGAGCAGGCGACCGACGCCGCCGGCACGGGCACCAAGGACATCACCGGCAAGGCGATCACCCAGCTGGTCAAGGCGAGCAACGACGGCGACCAGGCGCTGATCAACTGCCGGGCGGCCGAGCTCGACACCGACGGCGGCTTCCGCTTCCTGCGCCTGACCATGACGGTCGGCGCGGCGGCCTCGGACGGCTCGGGTCACGTCTTCGGCTTCGGTCCGCGCTACGCCCCCGCCAGCAACAATGATCTGGCCAGCGTGGTCGAGATCGTCGCCTGATCATACAACGACGGCCCGGTCCGCCGGGCCCGTCTCTTGGGAGAAACCGAGATGGCCCAAAGCATCAAGATCAAGTTCCTCGCCGACCGGATCGTGCGCGACCACAACGGCGACATCGAGGCGAGATACCGCGCCGGCGACGTCCGCGAGATATCCATGTCCTCGGCCCGGCACTGGCTGAACAGGGGGCTGGCCGAGACCATCGGCGTGCCCGCGGGCGAGGCGGAGGTGGTGATCCCGGCGGCCTTCACCGCCGAGCACAAGGGCGGCGGCAAGTGGTCGGTGATCGAGAACGCCACCGGTGCCGTGGTCGAGAGCGGCCTGAAGAAGGCCGACGCCAAGGCCGCCGCCGACGGCCGCAACGTCGAAGCCGCCGGCTGACCCACCTCGAACCAAGGAGCCGGCCATGCCGCTCGAATCGACCCTCAAGGTGACCGCGGTCTCGCTGCTGACCTCGGCGCTGGATCTCGCGACCGGCAGCGTGCCGCTCAACTTCGAGAAGCGCTTCGCCCTGGCCGACGGCAGCGGCCTGAACCAGGCCAGCAAGGTGTTCCACGACCGGCGCACCCTGGGTGCCAGCTCGACCGAGGACCTGGACCTGAGCGGGGTGCTGCTCGACGCCTTCGGGGCGGTGCTCACGTTCACGGCAATCAAGGGCATCTTCGTCGCCGCCGAGGCGGCCAACCCGGAGGACGTGATCGTCGGCGGTGCCGCGACCAACGGCTTCATCGACTGGGTCGGCGGCGCGACCCACACGGTGACGGTGAGGCCGGGCGGCGCGCTCGCCCTGATCGCGCCGACCGCCGCCGGCTACCTGGTCACGGCCGCGACCGCCGACCTGCTGCGCATCGGCAACGGCGGCGCCGGCGGCTCGGTGACCTACGACATCGTGCTGTTCGGGGCGTGAGCGTGACCGAGGGCAACGGCCGGGCGGCCTGGGCGCCGCCTATGGCGGCGGCCGAGACCGCCAAGTATGAGCGGATCTGGGGCTACGAGGAATACGCCGTCTGCTCGCCGGGCGAGGACCTGGTCGAGGCCTTCCTCGAGATCGCCCGGCCGGCGCCCGGTGCCAGCGTGATCGAGCTCGGCTGCGGCACGGCGCGGGCCGGGCTGGCGCTCCGGAGTGCTGGGCTCGCTGTGACCCTGCTCGACCTGACCGATGCCGGGCTCGATCCGGCGGCGCGGGTCGAGCTGGCGGACAAACTGATCAAGGCGCCGCTTTGGGGCCACTGGCCGGGCGACTACGACTTCGGCTACTGCGTCGACGTGATGGAGCACATCCCGCCGGAGTACACCATGCTGGTGCTCGACCGGATCATGGCGCGCTGCCGCCGCGCCTTCTTCCAGATCTGCCTGATCCAGGACGGCTTCGGGCGACTGATCGGCGAGCCGCTGCACCTGACCGTGATGCCGTTCCAATGGTGGCGCGACCGCCTGGCCGAGTTCGGCACGCTGACCGAGGCGCGCGACCTGATCAAGAACGGGTTGTTCTATGTCGAACGCTGAAACCCCGGCCATCGGCCCGCCGGTCGAGCTGGGCGGCGGCATGAACGTCGAGGCCGAGCAGGTGCGCGACCAGGTCGCCGAGAACATCCGGAGGGGGCTGCCCCAGCTCAGGCCCTACCCGAAGGCCGGCAAGACGGTCAGCCTGGCGGCCGGCGGGCCCTCGCTCGAGACCCACTTCCCGCGGCTCGAGAAAGCCTGGCAGAAGGGCCAGAAGGTGGTCGCGATGAACGCGACCCACGACTGGCTGCTGGACCGCGACGTGCGGCCCTCGGTCCAGGTCATCGTCGACGCCCGGGCCTGCAACGCGCGCTTCGTCACCCGGCCGATCGAGACATGCAAATACTTCCTTGCCTCGCAGTGCCACCCGAGCCTGTTCGAGGCCCTGCGCGACTTCGACGTCACCGTGATCCACGTCTCCGGTCACGACGTCGCCGACATCCTCAAGGACTACTACCTCGGCAACTACCTGATGATCTCCTCGGGCTGCACCGTGGCGCTGACCGCGATCACCCTGATGAAGCACCTGGGCTATCCCAGGCAGGAGATCTTCGGCCTCGACTCCTGCGCCATGGACGGCCGGCACCACGCCTACGAGCAGCCGGAGAACGACGGCCAGCGCCTGGTGCCGATGATCCCGCAGCCGGGCTCGGAAACCTACCTCTGCGCCGGCTGGATGGCCAAGCAGGCCTACGACTTCCAGGCCCTGGTCTACCACGAGGGCGACCACTACGAGCTCAAGGTGCACGGCGACGGCCTGATCGCCGGCATGATGCGCACCGGCTCGCGGATCCACGAGCAGCAGCTGAAAGGGGCGGACTGATGGACGTTGCCAAGATCTTCCGCGACCCGCGCGACATGATCGCGACCCGCGGGCGCAACCTCTCGCGGCTCGCGACCTTCAAGCGGCGCCTGGCCGAGCGGCCCTGGCACCCGGACGCCAAGAAGGTTTGGCCGGGGCAGGTCAAGCGCGCCGAGGCCTCGATCGCGGCGATCGACGCGGTCGCCGCCGAACTGGTCGCCGGCCTGGCCGCGCAGGGCGGGCCGGGCGACGTCACCATCGCGGTGCCGGCGGGCACCCTGAAAGCGGAGGGCAAGTGACATGGCGGCCGGAGCCTGGAAATTCTACAAGACCTTCAAGCGCTACATGGCCGACGGCACCCTTGACCTGGACGCCGGCATCTTCCGCACCACGCTGCACACGCCGGCCGCGAACGTCGGCACCAACACCCTGTCGATCTACAACCAGCTCAACAACGAGATCGTCTCGGGCAACGGCTACTCGACGTCGGGCAAGACCTGCTCGGCCCACACCTGGTCGACCGGGGCCTCCGCCGGGGTGATGCGCTTCGACTGCGCCGACATCTTCTGGTCGGCCAACGGCGGCGCGATCCCGGCCTCCGGCTCGAACATCCAGTTCCAGGCGATCTGGGCCTCGGCGGCGGCCTCCTCGGGGCGCAAGCTGGTGTGCTACTCGACGCTCACGACGGGCAACTTCAACGTCACGGACACCAATCGATTCACCACCCAGATCAACGTCAACGGGGTGTTCGAGCTGACCTAGATCAATGTGGATCCCGTCCGTCAGGCGTAGCGTGGGCGCCTTCAAGCAATGGAGGAAGCCATGAAAAAGCTCGCGATCCTGCTCGCCCTGCTCGCCGGCCCCGCGCTGGCCGCCGATTGCTCGCTCGACCCGGCGCAATGCCTCTGTGTCGGCGTGACCTACAAGGACCCGACGCTCTCCGCGCCAGGCGACCTGACCATCCGGGTGTTCAACTGGCAGCGCGCTGGCAAGCGCCTGAACCGGCGGCTGCTCGACCAGACCCTGGTCTTCGTCTTCCTGTCCTACGAGAGCGAGGGCATGCACACCTGCTGCGAGGTGATCGATAACCGCGACGCCACGGCACCCTACGACAACATCTCGATGAGCTGGATCGAGCCGGACGCGGGCGAGCGCGCCCAGCTCCTGATCGGCCAGTACGACGCGGCGCCGACCTTCGGCAACTGGTTCCTGGTGACCAATGGCGACGCGACAACGGCGGCAGAAATCTCGTTCGACAACCCGGTGAACAACGGCCAGGAGGCCACCGTGCTGTCGGGCGACTCCCGCGGCATACCGCTGTCGAAAAACGACACCCTGATCAACCGGGCGCGCAACAACCGCGGCACGGCGCTGCGCAACAAGATCCTGGAGGGCTGCCCCCTGCCATGAAGATCATCGGCTGGCGGGCCTTCTACACCGAAGGCCGGGAATACGAAAACGGCCCCGATCTCCTGGGGTCGTTTTCACGTCCGCCCGACGATGGACTGTTGGCGGTGGTGCTGTACCACGACCGGCCGCGACCCGACGGTCGGCCCGTGCGGACCATCGTCTCCTGCCCGCTCAAGTTCGCGCAGAGTCCCTACGGCCACGACTACTGCTTCGCGGCGCCCTCGGAGGACGGCCCGCTGTTCATGTTCGACCCGGGCCCGCCGGCGGAGATCGAGCGGCGCTATCCCGGTGCGATCGTCAAAAGGGGCAAGGGCGTGGACGACGAGACCTTCGCGCGCATAAGGCAAAAGGTCATGGCGGCGGTCGAGTGCCCGGTCTGTAGCTGATGGCCGCGTTCCTCTTCCAGCAGGAAGACACCATCGCCGACAACGGCTTCAACGTCGGCTGTTCCGGCGCCAGCGCTGGATCGGGCGCCTTCGCGCGGCAGATGTTGAGCGGCGGCACGCCGGGCTCGAGCGAGGTCACCGCGGACCCCGACAACGGCAGCGCGGCGGTCATCGCCTTCCAGAGCGATACGGCGCTGCCGGAGCCGAACAAGGCGACCTGGGAAGGCGGCGCCGGCGCGCTCGGCGACTACGTGGTCCGGCTCAATGTCACCACGGCGCGCGCCGGGACTGCCTGGACCGAGACCCATATCTGCGAACGCACCTCGGGCGGGACCTTCAACACGGTCGCCTCGCTGACCGGCCAGTCGATCGCGATGAATGCCGGCACCCAGACCATGACGGTCAACCGGGCGACCGACTACGCGGCGGCGGCGAGCAGCACGCTCTATATCGTCTGCGTTCTGCAGGGCCCGGCACACGGCGGCTCGGACGTCGGCATCACGCCGAGCCTGGTGATCGACACCCCGATCGAGGCGCCGGCCGGCGACGTCACGATCATCGTGCCGAAGGGCGACCTGAGCCTGGCCGGTCAACTGCCGACCGCCGACCTGACCGCCGACGTGCCGATCGCGGTGCCCAAGGCCGACCTGGCCCTGGCCGGTCGGGCGCCGCTGGTCGAGACCGACATCGGCATCGCGTTGCCGAAAGCGGACCTGACCCTGGCCGGCCAGGCGCCGGCCGCGGACCTGACCGCGAACGTGCCGATCACGGTGCCGAAAGGCGACCTGACCCTGACCGGCCCGGCGCCGACCGCGGACGTGACCGCCGACGTCCCGATCCCGGTGCCGAAAGGCGCCCTTGCCCTGGCCGGCCGGGTCCCGCTGGTCGGCATCGGCGCCGACACGACGATCCCTGTGCCGAACGGCGACCTGGTGCTGGCGGGCCGGCAGCCGACGGTCCAGCTCGACGTCAACGTCACTGTCCCGGTGCCGAAGGGCGACCTGGCCCTGGCCGGCCGGGCGCCGCTGGTCGAGGTCACCGGCGACTCCGCGATCGCCGTGCCCAAGGGCGACCTGTTGCTGGCCGGTCGGGCGCCCAGCGTGCAGATCGGCGCCGACCGGACCATCCCGGTATCCAAGGCCGACATGGTGCTCGCGGGCCGGCAGCCGAGCGTCCAGGTCGATCTCGACGTCGCGATCCCGGTGCCCAAGGCGGACCTGGTGCTGGCGGGCCGGGCGCCCACGGCCGCGGTCACCGGCGATTCCGCGCTCGTCGTTCCGAAGGGCAACCTGGTGCTGGCGGGCCGGGCGCCCAGCGCGCAGATCGGCGCAGACCGGACGATCCCGGTGCCCAAGGCCGACTTGGCCTTGGCCGGGCGTGCGCCGACGGCGGACCTGAGCGCCAACATCGCGATCCCGGTGGCCGAGGCCGCCTTGGCGCTGGCGGGCCGCGCGCCGACCGTGGCGCTCAGCGGAAACTTCATGATCCCGGTGCCGGCCGGGGCGCTGGCGCTGGCCGGACAGGCCCCGTCGATCTCGGTGACGGGCCTGCTCCGACCCGGCGACGCCGTCGTAGGTCTGACGAGCGGACCCGGCGCGGCCGTGAGTCCGACCAGCGGACCCGGCGCGGAGGTGAGCCCATGACCACCGTGGCCTACGACATCGGCGACCTGCGGCGCATCCCGGTCGCCTTCACCGACATCGCCGGCGCGCCGGCCGACCCGACCAGCGTGACCTTCAAGATCACCGAACCCGACGGCACGACGACCAGCTATCTCTACCTGACCGACGCGGAACTGGTTCGCGATTCACTGGGCAACTTCCACGTCGACTGGCCGTTCGTCAAGCCGGGACGCCACGCGGTCGAATGGGCCGGCAGCGGCCTGGTGCAAGCGGTCGGCATCACCGAGATCTGGGCGCGGCGTCGCCAAGTGGTCGGCTGACCGACCCCGCACCCCCCGAACTGGAGGCGCCCGATGGGCCTGACCCGGATCACGGCACCGACGCTCGAACCCTTGACCCTGCAGCAGGTCAAGAACCACCTGCGGGTCGAGCATGCCGACGACGACTCGGTGATCGAGCCGCTGATCGCCGCGGCGCTCGGCCAGGTCGACGGGCGCGACGCGCCGCTCGGGCGGGCGCTGATGACCCAGCAGTGGGACTGGACCCTGGACGGCTTCCCGCCGCGTCGGAACGCCGCGTTGCTGGTGCCGCTGCCGCCCCTGCGGTCGGTCGAGCAGATCACCTACCTGGACACCGCCGGTGTCTCGCAGACCTGGACTCCGGCGGAATACCGGGTCGACATCGCCGAGACGCCCGGCCGCCTGACGCCGGCCTTCGGCTTCGACTGGCCCCAGGCGCAGGCGGTCACCGCGTCGGTCACGGTCAGCTTCACCGCCGGCTACGGCGCCAGCCCACAGGACGTGCCGGAGCCGATCCGCTGGGCCATGCTGCTGATGATCGGCCACTGGTACAGCAACCGGGAGGCGGTCAACGTCGGCAACATCGTCACGGCGTTCCCGATGAGCGTCGACGCGCTCCTGGCGCCTTATCGGATCTGGAGCTTCTGATGGCCCTGAAGGCCGGCGACCTCGACCGGCGGATCACGATCCAGCTGGCGGTCAAGACCCCGGATGCCTCGGGCGAGCCGATCGAGGTCTGGTCCGACCTCGCGACGGTCTGGGCCGAGGTGGTGCCGCTCGGCGGGCGCGAGTTCTTCGAGGCGCGGCAGGTCAACGCCGAGCAGACCACGCGCTTCCGGATCCGCTACCGCGCCGACATCACCAGGGAGATGCGCGTGATCTACCCGATCCCCGACGGCGACACCTACGGCATCGAGGCGGCCGAGGAGGACCGGCGCTTCGCCCGGCGCGAGGCGCTGCTGATCACCGCCTTGGCGCGGGTCGCCTGATCCATCCAGAGCGAGGGACCGACATGGCAACTGCAGATCTCAAGATCAAGATCCGGGTCGCGCCTTGGATACGCTACGGACTGATCCCGGTCCTGACCATATGCAACTGGTGCGTCGTGCCCCTTCGCTGGTTTCATGTAAGTCTTCCGGATTACGACATCGGACCGTTCATGGAACGGTGGATCCAATATCGCTCGCCTGGCCGACGGTGGCGCGCGATGAGCGATATCGGCAAAGACTGATGTCGCCGAAGCGGTTCCAGTTGCGCGGCGCCGAGGAGATGGCGCGGGTGCTGCGGCGGATGCCGCGGGCGGTCGCCCAAGACCAAGTCGAGAAGGCCATGCTGTTCGCGGCCCGGCCGGTGCGCGACGAGGCCAAGCGCCTGGTGCGGGTCGACCAGGGCGACCTGCGCGACTCGATCAAGCTGAGCCGCAGCAAGCGGGGGCCGCGGCGGCGCCTGCGCCTCGCCGGGGTGATCTTCCTCGGCTTCGAGCAGCCCTTCTCGCGGATCGCCCACCTGATCGAGTTCGGCAGCCGCCACGCGCGCGCCTTCCCCTTCGTACGGCCGGCCCTGGACTCCCAGGCCAAGCTCTACTTCGAGCGCCTGGGCCAGCAGCTCGGCCGCAACATCGAGCGCACCGCGGCCGAGCTGGCCGGGCCCTTTCGCAAGATCCGGCGCAGCACCCGGCGGCGGCTGTGACCCTCGAAGTCGGGCTGCACGCCTTCCTGCTGGCCGACCCGGCGGTGGCCGCGTTGATCGGCACCCGCATGACCCCGCTGGTGCTGCCGCAGAACACAGCCTATCCGGCGCTCACCTACCAGCGCATCAGCGGCCAGCGCCTGCGCAGCGTCGACGGCCCTGCCGGCCGCGCGCGGCCGCGCATGCAGATCGACTCCTGGGCCGAGACCTACCTCGAGGCCAAGGCGCTGGCCGCCGCGGTGCGCCGGGCGCTCGACGGCTACGCCGGGCCCATGGGCGCGGCCCAGGTCGGCGCGGTGAGCCTGGACGACGAGCGGGACATCCACGAGGACGAGCCCAAGGTCTCGCGCGTCACCCAGGACTACCTGATCTCCCACGAAGAGACTTGATCCAGGAGAACGAAGCATGGCGACGACATCGATCGAATCCCAAGGGGTACAGCTGCAGCGCGGCGACGGCGGCGGACCGGAGGTCTTCACCCTGGTCGGGCAGATCACCTCGATCGACGGGCCGAGCGGCTCGGCGGCGGTGATCGACGTGACCACGCTGGACAGCACGGCGCGCGAGAAGCGCATGGGCCTGCCCGACGAGGGCCAGGTCACGCTCGAGGTGATCTACGACCCGGCCAACGTGCAGCAGGAAGGCCTGCGCAGCGACCGGGCGGCGCGGACCCTGCGCAACTTCCAGGTCGTGCTGACCGACCTCGGCAGCACGACTTTCAGCTTCTCGGCCTTCGTGCTCGAGTTCAGCCGCGCGCTCTCGGTCGACGCCGTCGTCACCGCCTCGATCACGCTCGAGATCACCGGCGCCGAGACCAAGAGTTAGCCATGGCCAGGAACCCGAAGCCCGCCCCGCGGATCGAACCGCACGCCGAAGCGAGTCCCAACAGGCCCCACCTCGAGGTGGGGCCCCTGGGCCGCGACGCGATCCTAGCGGCGGAAGACCTGCCGAGCGACGACGTCGAGGTGCCGCAGTGGGGCGGCAAGGTGCGGGTGCGCTCGATGAGCGGCGCCCAGCGGCTGGTCTACGAGCGGAGCTGCGAGAAGCTGCGCAGGAAGGGCGCGTTCGACGTCGACGGCAGCATGAAGGTGATCGCGCTGCTGGTGATCCACACCGCGATCGGCGGCGACGGCAAGCCGCTGTTCGAGGAGCAGGACCTGAAGCGGCTGCTCGACAAGAACTTCGACGCGGTCGGCATCGTGTTCGAGAAGGCGGCGCTGCTGAACGGCATGCGCAAGAAGGACGTCGAGGACCTGGCGGGAAACTGAAGGCCCGGCCTGAGCGGCGATTCCTGTTCCGCCTGGCGCTCGCCCTCGGCAAGACCGTGGGGGAGCTGACCGCGACGCTCAGCAGCCGGGAGCTCACCGAGTGGCAGGCCTTCGCGACCCTGGAAAGCCTGGGCGACCAACGCGCCGACCTGCGCATGGCGATCGTCTGCAGCACCTTCGCCAACATCCACCGGGGCAAGCGCAAGAAGGCCTTCACGCCGCGCGACTTCATGCCCTTCATCGAGCGCGCCCGCAAGGACGAGGCCCTGCAGGCCGACGTCAAGGCGGTGATGGCCAAACTGGGAGTCGGCTGAATGGCGACGATCGGCAGCCTCACGGCGGACTTCATCACCAACGTCGGCATCTTCGCCGGCGACATGCGACGCGCCGCCAAGGCGGTGACCTCGAACTCGGCGCGGATCAACCGCGCGCTGGCCCGGGTCCAGCGCAGCTTCCGGCGCACCACGCGCAGCATGGCCCGGATGGCGCGCAAGGCGGTCGGCATGCGCTCTGTGATCGGCACCTTGGCCGGCACGGCCGGCTTCGGCTTCCTGGTCAAGCGCTCGATCGACGCCGCCGACTCGATCGTCAAGACCGCCGACAAGGTCGGGCTTCTGACCGACGAACTGCAGGAGCTGCGCTTCGCCGCCAAGCAGACGGGGGTCGAGCAGCGGACCTTCGACCTCGCGATCCAGCGCTTCAGCCGGCGCGTCGGCGAGGCGGTCCAGGGCACCGGCGAACTCAAGGACACGCTGATCGACTACAACATCCCGCTGCGCGACGCGACGGGCCGGACCCGCCGGCTGATCGACATCCTGTTCGACTACGCCGACGCGGTGGCCGGGGCCGAGAGCGAGCAGGAGCAGCTGCGGCTCAGCTTCAAGGGCTTCGACAGCGAGGGCGCGGCGCTGGTCAACACCCTGCGCGGCGGCGCCGACGGCCTGCGCGAACTGGCCCGCCAGGCGCCCAAGGCCTTCCGGGACAAGCTGCTGCGCGGCGCGGTGCGCGCCAAGGACCAACTGACCCTGCTCGGCCAGAGCATCGACCGTGAAGTGACCGGCGCGGTCATCAGGCTGGCGCCGCAGATCGAGAGCCTGAGCCGGAGCCTGCTGGACGGCCTGCCGACCCTGGTATCCTGGGTCGAGCAGTTCGCCGAATGGATCGGCTTGATCGACCGGGCGCCGGACCGCATCGCTGAGATCCAGGCGGAGATCAAGAAGGTCAACGACGCGCTGGGGCTGGCCGGCGGGCGGGTGACCGAACAGGCCCGAAAGGCGGTGCAGTCGCGCATCGAGGGACTCGAGCGGGAGCTCGAATTGCAGCGCGAGATCAACCGGGCGCGCGCGCTCAGCAACCTGCCGCCGCCGATCATCGGCGTGCCGCCGCCGGCGCCCTCGGGCGTCGGCACGGCGCTCGGCGGGCCGCCGATCCCGGGCCGCAAGCCCGAGAACGAACTGGCCGCCCTGGTCGAGCGGCTGAAGACGATCGAAGACCAGGCCAAGGAGGTGTTCGATGCGACCCGCACGCCGCAGGAACGCTTCGCCGCGCGCATGGTCATGCTGAACGACCTGGTCGAAAAGGGCGCGATCCTCCAGGACACCTATGGCCGCGCGGTGGCGCTCGCCCAGGCCGACCTGGCCGAG